TGGAAAGCGCCCCGCCGTCTAAGATAGGCGGCGGGGCGCTTTTTACTTATTTTTATTTGATCTCTTGAGGATCTTTTTTCGGAGCTCCTCGAACTTATCCGCTTTTGCGGCCATGTAGTCCGCGGGTGAGTAGCCCGCACTGACTAAGTACCTTAGTCTGCTTATACGATAGTCTAAGTAGGCTATACTTGACGTATATAGCTCTTTTCTGAGCCTTAGATACTCTTTGTAGGTGATCTCTTTGTGCTTTTTTATACACACCTCGTCATCACCGCCAGTCCCTGCAATTACACCCTTATAGTATCTCTTTTTTTTGTGAGACACGTCCGAGATTGCAAATGACCAGATTTCAGGGATTTGCCCCCACTGTGCGAGGGACACCCCTGGCTCCCACTCCTGGTCTCTATAGTTGTAAGAGCGTCCTTCTTCTGGGGCTTCTCCATACCTGTAGCCTACAATAGGTAGGCCTACAATGTCGCTTATTTCAGTGTATGGTACTTTGTCTGTGCTGATAATGTACATTTTTGTGCCTTTTGTTATTGTTTTTTTGTTGTTGTAAAGATCTCGCACCCCGCCAGCTATGTCGTCACTGGCGGGGTCTTCGGTTGGTGGCTAATGACCAAAATTTGTCGTCATTAGTAAGAGCTGTCTATCTGTTATTAGCAGCGTCTCCACAAGGTCCCCTTTTCTTAGACACCCTTGTACTTCTGCTTGCTTCTTCTTTGCTGTTTCAAAAGGCCCACACGTACACATTAGGGATTTTGAAAAAGCAGAAGAGGTAAAGCCCTTTGCCTCAAGGCGCTTTCTTGATGCTGTTGAAAGTCTCTTCATGATTACGATGACGTGCCAGATTCTGTACGGGCTGATTCTCTTTGCTTCCATGTCCTTTATTCTTTTTGTTGGTTAGTTTGGCTTGCTTGATCCGAGTGGAGCAGCGCACTCCTCGAGGTCGGTGGTAACTCTGACGTAGTCCCATCCTGTGCCACAGTGTGGCACGAGGAGTACCCATAAGTCAAGGGCTGTGCAGCGTGCAAAGATTAGGCCAAAGTGATCGTTAAGCTGCTTGCATGTGCTTTCGTTTAGTTGAGTTAGGTAGTACTCCATGATGTCAGGGTATTCACCCGTCTCCTCGTCGATGTCGTAGCCTATAGCTTCGTCTGATAGGAGACACTGGATGCCGTTCACGTTCTTTACTTGGATGAGTTCAGGGATGAAGCTCGTAGCGACTGCATAGGTCGTTTGGTAGGTCTGAATAGTTTCCATACCTTTGTACTGATATTTTAAAAATGGCAGCCCCGTTGTTCGTTGTGAAACGAGCGCGGGGCTTTTTTACGTTCGTTTCCGTTGCAAAATGATTGGGGCGTTTCCCTCTCATTTTGTACTACAAAGATAGGGCAAAAAATCGAAACCACCAAATCTAAAACGCTATTTCTCAATATTTTAGATACATTTTTCCGCCCTCCTCGCATTTTTTTTCGACGACCGAAAAATCACTTTCCGAGGAAGAGGGGGAGGCGATTTTTGTGGAAGGAAAGGCCCCCTGCATACCACCCCTCGCTCCCTTTTCTTTGCGCGAGTTCTCAAAGTCACGTGGGGGTGCTGGCGTGGGCTGAAAAGTTTTGGGGGTAAAGTGGTGTCAAAATGCGCCATTCCGCTGGGTTTATGTAGTGCCCTCTACAAAATGACGCAAGAAGAAACCGCATGCTTCCTAAGAGATGGGCTAAAGGCCCTTGGCGCATACTCCCCAGCGTTTGAGCCGCTAATATCGGCCACAGCGCAGATGGCTGGTGTGTGCAGGGAGTCTTATGCTGTGCTGATGTCTGATGGCATAGTGGTCGAAGAGACCAGCCGTGAGGGCGATTCACGCAAGCGAGCTAATCCTGCCTGGTCCATCTTTATCGAAGCGTCTAAGGAACTCCGCGCACAGCTGTCCGAGCTTCAGATGACCGTACGCACAGCGAAGTTCACGAGCGGTGACGAGGTAGACAAGCTCAACCACATACTCCAGCAGATATATGACGAAACAACTAAGTCAAAGCGAAGCGACAGCACTGAAAAGCGCGGTCGTAGAGCGGCTGCGAAGCGCTAAGATACCATACCCGCGCTTCAATAAGCTCGACAAGCGCCTATCGGGGTATATCCGCGAGTGCATCAAGCATCCAAGCCTGCACAACGTGTATGAGCTTCTGTCTATTGAGCGCTTCCTGCACAAGGTGGACAAGTATGTACTTCGAGACGAGAAGGTGCGTCACTTCATCACGTTCTACGAAAATATCCGCCTCCCGTCTGCCGAGGGTATGGTATTCTTCGCTCTTACTCCAGTGCAGGTCTTCCAGTTCACGAATATCTTTTGGTTCTACCACGAGGACGGAGAAAGGCGACTTGTTCGTGATGTTCTGCTATTCGTTCCACGTAAGTTTAGTAAGACGACTTCCATTGCTACGCTCTCTGTGTATGACCTCCTCTATGGGGATGCTAATGCAGAGAGCTACGTAGGTAGTAATAGCTATCAGCAGTCGCAGGTGTGCTTCGGGGTGATCTCCAAGATCCTGCGCGCGCTTGATCCTCAGCTCAGACGCTTCAAGATCAACCGTGAACAGGTGTTCAACCGAATGCCAGGGAAGATGTCTATTGCGCGTTGCCTGTCGTCTGCTGCAGACCGATTGGATGGTCTGAATGCTTCACTGGTGATCATCGACGAGTATGCACAGGCGGAGAGTGATGCGCTAAAGAGTGTCCTGACCTCGTCAATGGGTGCAAGGCGAAATCCCCTTACGTTCGTGATCACAACCGCCAGCGACAAGCTCGATACGCCATTTACTGAGATGCTGGATGCCTATAAGTCTATCCTCCGCGGAGAGGTGGAGAATGATAGCATCTTCGCACACATTTTTGAGCCAGATGTGGATGACGAGGAGGGAGATCCTAATACGTGGCACAAGGTGCAACCTCACTTGGGTGTAACGGTGCGCCCCGAGTACTACGAAGCGGAGTATCAGAAAGCCCAGCTCACGGCAGGGGATATGAAGGCGTTCCGCAACAAGCTCCTCAATATCTTTGCCCGAGACGAGCGTGAGATGTGGATACCTCGTGAGACGATTGAAAAGGCATTTATGCACGTACCTATGGAGTCTCTGCGTGGCTATCGTGCGATGTGCGCTGTGGACTTGTCCGTACGTGACGACTTTAGTGCGCTTACGTTCCTTGTCTATACACCAAGTCGTGTCCCCGAGGGTCGCACCAAGGTCTGCCCGTTCCACGCTATCACGCATTACTTCTTCCCCGAGGGTATGCTCGCCACGCATGTAAACCGAGAGCTTTACAAGCGGTGGTCTGATGACGGCTATCTGACGCTCTGTAAGGGCGACAGCATCGACTACCCTCTCATTGTGGATACTATTCTCCGACAGCCCCTCTATACACTGAAAATAGGCTACGACCCCTATAAGGCTCTCGAGTTCACAAACCTCTTGCGATCTACTCCGCAGGTGGGCAAGGCAAATCTGGAGGCTATCCCGCAAACCAATGGATCGTTCAATACGGCTGTGATGTCGTTTGAGCTGGCCCTGTCGCAGGATAGCATCACGTTTGACCCTAATCCTATCACGGCATACTGCTTTGGCAACGCTGTGATAGACGAGGACCGACTCGAAAACCGCAAGCCAGTCAAGGCTGTGGCTTCGGACAAGATTGACGGAGCTATCACGTGCCTAATGGGCTTTTGGCTGTTCAACCACTTCAAAACTATCGTATAAATGACCATTTCCAAATTTTTTACTCGCTTCTTCAAGCGGTCTTACTACGCAGATGGCGATAAGTGCGCATCGGGTGGTAGCGTGCAGGAGTTCGTAAATCAATTCAATGCCCCCTCGGTATCTACGCCTGATAGCGCAATGGCTATTGCCAGCGTGTACCGATGTGTGGATATTCTCTCTGGGACTATTGCATCGCTCGAGCTACAGCACCTAAAGCGCTCGGGGAGCATCTTCAAGTATGCAGGGGACACTCAGCTCAACACACTATTTGCGGGGCAGGCGAATAGCAGGCAGAACTTCTTTGTGCTGCTCAAGAATATCGTATCTCGCCTACTCCTCTCGGGGAACGCCTATATATACCCTCGATTCTCCTCTCGCGGTGAGCTGCTGGATATAATTCTTCTCGGAGACGGCTCGGTATCCTACGACAAGAATAGCAATACGTACAGCGTCTCGGACTACGTGTGGAATATCAATGGTGTGTTCACTGCGGACGAGATCATCCACCTCAAGAATAATAGCCTCGATGGTGGCTATACCGGAGTTTCTACCATCAGGTACGCCTCTCTGTCGCTCTCGCTTAGTGCGAATGCAGACAAACAGACGAATAACGGACTGCTCTCTGGCAACCAAAAGAGCGGTTTCCTTGTGGGTGGGAATGAACTGCAGGGGCTTGGTGCTCTCGACACAGAAGTGGCAGACCGAGTGGCAGACCGAGTGAACAGCGAGATTGCGCAGGGGCGTAGAATCATCCGCTTGTCAGGGTCTATGCAGTTCATAGAGTCCTCGATGAGCAACTCCGATGCGGAGCTACTCGAGGTGCGCAAGTACTCCGTTCTGGATATATGTCGCTTCTTCGGTGTGCATCCCTATATGGTGTTCGCTGATCAAAGCACAAACTACAAGGAGGCGGAGAACTCGCAGATTAACTTCCTCAACCAAACGCTCCAGCCCCTTATCCTGCAGATTGAACAAGAGTTCTCTGTGAAGCTACTGCCAAGATCAAGGCGGTCATCCGAGCGCATCCGTTTTGACCTCTCCCGACTATTCGCTACCGACCTGCGCACACGTGCAGAGTACGTGAAGAGCAGCGTGGAGGCAGGCGTGATGACGCCCAATGAGGGGCGCATCTTCGAGAATAGAGAACCTATTGAGGGTGGCGACCAGCTGTTTATCACGTGCAATGTAGCTCCGATTACCTCTCGTCCGAGTATTGAGGAGTTGCACCCAGATGGAGAACCCACCAAAAGCACAGGGGAATAGCGAAAAGTGGTGTCAAAATACGCCTTATAACTACGTTATATAAAGCCTATACGGATATGACTGAAAATAAAATACACGAGATCAGAAGTAGCCTAAGCCCACTTGCTGTACCGTCACTTCAAAGTGATGAAGGTAGAGCTATCAATGGGCTTGCCATCGTGTACGAGGAAGAGAGTGAGGTCTTATACGACTGGTGGGATGAGCGAGCTTTCCGTGAGATCATTCATAAGGGTGCTGTGACGGAAGAGCTGCTGAGTTCCTCAGATGTTCTTGCTCTTTACGAGCATAACAGGTCAAACCTGCTCGCACGAAGTACCAAGGGAGTCGGAAGTCTGCAACTCACCATCACAGATCGTGGTCTGGAGTATCGATTTGAAGCTCCAAATACGCAGTTAGGTAACGACACGCTGGAGCTTCTCCGCAGAGGTGATCTGAGAGGTTCATCCTTCCTCTTCGGTGTAGTAAAGGGTGATACCCGATGGGAGGAACTCAGCGACGGTACGTGGCTTCGCCATATCGATCATATCTCCTACCTGGGGGATGTGTCTGTGGTGAGCACGCCTGCATATCCTGCAACAACAGCATCAGCGGAGCGCTCTATGAGGGCTCTCAATGAGGAACGAGGACTACCCGAGCCAACCGTAGAGCCAGCTACCGCACCAGTACAAGAAGAAACGACCCCCGAGGGAGCTCCCGAGCCAGTTGCTCGCACGCCATTGGCAGAGCGCGCTCTTCGCTGGGCTGAAATAACCAAGTCCAACCTTAACCCTTTAACCAATTAACTATGACAAAGGAACAAGAACAGCTGCACGAATTGCACGTGCGATTCAAGGAGCTGCAGGGTAAGCGCCACGCTGGTGCGCTGACCGAAGATGAAGAGCGCGAGCTTGTCCGAGTTAGCGAAGACCTGCAGGAGCGAAGCATCAACGCAGCCGCTTCCAAGGCACTCGAGCCCGACACGGCTGGCGAGCAGGTGGAAGCCGCTAAGCGCTTCCTTGATGCAGCCACACGTGCAGTGAACTCGCATCAGGCTGTAACTATCGAGGAGCGTGCCGCTACGATGACCACGAACGTAGCGAACGCACAGCCTACGGTTATCCAAGATGTCGTACAGCCACTCGAGGCAGAGCTTATCCATACCAAGGTAGGTCTCAAAATGCAGTCGGGTGTCGTAGGCCAGCCCGTATGGCCAGTGCTTGCAGGCGTTACGGCAACCATCGCAGGGGAGAATGTCGCTCTCACCGACCAGAATCTCAGCCTCGACAAGATTTCCGCTAAGCCCGAGCGTGTCGGTGTGTATGTGCCCGTAACTTCGCAGGCCATCACGGCAACCAATCTCAACCTCCGAGCTATCACGCTCGAGCGACTTGGGCAGGCTGTCGGTACGGCTATCAACACGGCTCTGTTCGCTAAGACTGCGCCAGTTGCTCCCAACAATGGTATCGGGAGTATCCTCGCTACTCCGTACGGCACACCTATCACTGGTGCGTGGAACAGCACGACAGCACCCACCATTAAGGACGTAGTAACTATCGAGGCAGAGGTTCTCGGCAAGAATGTCAAGGTAGACGGCAGTGCCGCTTACTTCGTGCATCCCAAGACCTACTGCCTGCTCAAGTCTACGCCAGTAGAAAAGGGTAATCCGCAGATGATCCTTGAGAATGGTCACATGAACGGCTATCCCGTAGTGTCTACTACGTTCATGCCCGAGGACGCCATTCTCTTCGGTGTGCTGTCTTATGCCGTCCTTGCCCATCACGGCAGTGGCGACCGCCTCTATGCTCAGTATAACGGCATCACGGACCGCATCGACTTCACTCTCAATGGTGACTACTCTCTCACGGTGCTCCGTGCAGAAGCGTTCGCCTGCCTGAAGCGTAAGTAAGCTATGCCCACATATATCTCTCTCGAGGAAGCAAAGAAGCATCTGAACGTAGACCACGAAGAGGATGACGACTTCATTATCGAGCTTATTGATACTGCCGAGGACTATCTCTCTGGGCTTCTCTGCAGACCACTGGTCGAGGTGGAGCAGGCATCAGGCGACTTGCCTCCAGCGCTTCGGCACGCTCTCCGAATGATAGTCGCACGCTTCTACGCTGACCGAGAGGGGTATCGTGTGGGACGCGTGACGGAGCTTGCTTTTTCGCTTGGCTCACTCATAGGCAGATACCGATTAGAGCGATGAACGCAGGAGCATTCACACACCGACTGGTGTTCCTCGAGGCTGTAAAGACGCAGAGTGTGTCGGGTGCGGTAAAGGAGGAGCTGGTAGAGAGTTTCCGCTCTCGTGCCTACCTCCGAACGCTTCGCCCGACCTACGATAAAGACGGCTTGCAGGCCCGTGAGGTTGTCGATACCTCGGCTGTGGTGTTCGTGGTTCGTGCTGATAAGCGTCTATCTTCCTCTGGGTGGCTTCGCTTCAATGGTGCACTCTATCGCATCGTACTGCTACAGCCTATGCTTGACAGAACGGTGCAGGTCACAGCTCGCTTTGTGGATGAATAGAGTATGCCAGATGTAGTTTCTCTCAACGGATTTCCCGAGGTCGAGTCCTTTATCGGAAGGCTCAAGGAAGCCCCAAGCCCAGAGAGTCTGCGTGAACCATTCTTCCGTGCTGCGGAGGTGTACCAGCAGGATGTTCGCACGACCCTGCCACCTCTGTACAAGCAGCCGAATAGGAATGGACACGTACCAAGAGGCAACCTCATCCGAGGTCTGCGTAGGCGTATGCCACGCAGAGGAAGAGGCGGACGGGTGTCTGTGTCGGTAGGCTTTCTCTATGTCAATGGAGCGACGGCGATGGGGCAGGAGTCTCAAGCTGCTAACCACGCCCACCTCATTGACAAGGGTACGGCTGACAGATACACACGGAGCGGGAAGTTCAGAGGCAGGGTGCTTCCCACCCTCTTTTGGACGCACGCGAAGCAGAGAAGCACGCCACGCGCACAGCGAATACTACTCGCAGGTGTCACGAAAGTCTTAACCAACGTATGAGTATCTATCTCGACAACAACAGAAAATGGCACACCGCCCAGTGGGTGCGTAGCAAACTCCTTGCGTGTGAGGAGCTGCGTGAGCTTGTAGGGGATAAAATCTTCCCCGTGATAGCTCCCGAAGAAACCGCTGGCGACTACATAATCGTATATCGCAGCGCCTATGGTCGTGACCGCGACAAGTCAGGCGACACGCACAGCGAGGCTTATGTAACCGTGCTATGCTTCTCCGATAAGTACGACAGCTCTATTGAGCTTGTGAAGCTGGTGGATGCTGTGCTCGATGGAGGTCGCAATGATGAGGTCGGGAAGACGATGGGCTGGCGAGAAACACGTGCTACGCTCGACGAGTCCGAAGAGGGCCACTCCGATGGCAAGTTCTTTCAGTCACTTACGTTCGAAATATCATAACCAAAACCAATAACTAAATAGCAGTTCTTATGGCAACTCAAACACCTCCCAACCCCAAATACGATAAGAACAAGGACCTCGTCAGAGGCGAGTCGTCTAGTATGTTCATCGCTGGGCTGTTCGTCCCCTACGTGAAGAAGGATGATTTCAAGTTCTCACCGCAGACGATCGAAATCTCCAGTAAGATGTCGGGTAAGAGCCCCGATAAGCTCGGTGGTCGAAATGACTGGTCCGCCTCTATCGAAGCGTACGTATCGAACTCCGCTGGGCATCTGTCCTACAACGCTCTTGAGAACCTTGCCGCATCAGGTAAGGCTGTCACATTCGAGATCTGCGCGGTGACTATCGCAGAGGATGCGGCAGGTCTTCGTACTGTAACTAAGGGTGAAGTTCTCCGTAAGGGTATGGTCACTATCTCCGACCTTAGCAAGAATAGCACTGGCGGTGAGTACGAGACCTTCACCTGCACGCTGAACGGTTCTGGTCCTCTCAAGGATAAGGCGGATAAGGAAATCGGCAGCACCGAAGCGATTACCGCCGCAGGGATTACGCTCTAATGGACAGCGTGCCATTCCCACTGACACTCCGCGCGGTACTTCTTTTCGAGAAGCTCTCCGCGCGGAGTTTCTCTACACTGAATATCCAAGATGGGGAGCAGATACCTCTCCTCATCTACTGCTTGCAGAGGTGCGAAGAGGGCGGTAGCAAGATGCCTTTCAATGCGTGGGTGTCTGTCTTGGATAGCGTAGAGGTATCGTCGCATCTATATGGGCGACTGGAGCGCACTCTGGAGGAGCTTACTCCTATCACGGCATCAATCTCGGATGACGCAGGCGGTGGTGAGCCCAGTGACGACGAAGATGGCGGACCCGACTTCACGACTATCGCCAATATGATAATCGTGGACGGAGGTATTGACGCAGGGTATGTTATGGACAGAATGGAGTTGTGGGAGATACCTGCGCTTCTGAACGCCATACAGAAGCGCAAGCAGGAGAGCCTCGAGTACAAGCGTCTATTCACTTGGATGTCTATGCTCCCACACCTCGCACAAGACTCCGTTTGCTCCCCAGAGAAGCTCCTGCCGTTCCCGTGGGAGACTGAGAGCGAGGATGTAGGTCAGGCAATCTTTGACCAGCTCAAGGATGCGAAAATCGTAGTCGCAGATAAGTAATACACACATTCAGCCTACCAGCCTATGGCTAATAATCTTTCATTTTCCGTCCGATTAGAGCTGCTTGCGGATAAGTTCAAGCAGCAAGCCGAGAGCGCCAAGGCTTCGCTCCGTGGCATCCAGTTCCAAGCTCTTGCAATGGCTGGTGCGTTGGGCGCAGGCGTTACTTCTATCAGTAGCTTTATCTCCTCTCTTGTCAATACGGCTCGAGAGGCAGGCCGTGCGCGCGTAGTGCTTCGTAATATCAGCACGGATGCTCGTGAGTACTCTCGTAGCTTGAAATATCTTGCTGAGCTTACGGATAAGTACGGTACAGACCTCATCGGAACTACCGAGGCGTTCGCTAAGTTCAAGGCATCTGCAGCGGCTGTAGGTGTGTCTATCACAGAGCAGGAGCGAATATTCTCTAATGTAGGCAAAGCAATCGCTTCATTTGGGATTTCTGGGAGTGAGGCATCATTGACTCTCCTTGGGATTACTCAGATGATGAGCAAGGGGAAGGTTTCCAGCGAAGAACTCCGTCGCCAGCTTGGTGAGCGTATGCCAGTAGCTATGCAGGCCATGGCGAAAGCCGCAGGCGTGTCAATGTCAAAGCTGGATAAACTTCTCAAAGAAGGGAAGCTATATAGCGCCGAGATTATGGGTAAGTTCTCCGACGAGCTGGCAAAGCTCTCTGGGGACACCAGCACCGACAACCTCGAGAGTTCTCTTGGCCGTCTCAAAAACTCCTTTACCAGCCTTGCGGACTCTCTGCACGTGTACGACAACTTCAAGGCTCTTGTCGAGAAGGTAAAGGATCTGCTGGACTACCTGCGCACACACCTCTCCAACTTGTACATTTGGGCGGGGGGCTTGCTCGGTGCGCGTCTGTGGGGGAAGTTCTCTGCAACATGGAGCCAAGCGGGGGCAGTTATCAAGGCTTCGCAGGCGCAGGCCATAGCTGACGAGGCGGCCGCCAAGGAGTCGGCGAAGCGGGCTAAGCTGGAAGCACAGAAGGCCCTCGCAGAAGCCCAGCAACAGCTCCAGCGTGCAGAGGCGGCTGTGCAGGCGGCTGGCACGATTACGGAGAAGGAGAAGAAGCGACTGGAGGTAGCCAAATACACTGGTGATGTGCGCTTCCAAAAGGCGGTAGATAACTTCTCCAACGCACAGACGGAGAAGCGTACCCTGCTGAACGAGCATCAGGCTCTACTCCGTGGTCTGCAGAGAAGTGAAGAGGAGGCGGCGCAGAGAGTTGCCAATGCTAAGCTCGCACTACAGCGTGCCAATGATGAGGCAGCCGCTAAGATTATAGCCAAGCAGGAGCAGATAGAGCGAGCCAAGGATGAGCGAGTGGCCGCTGCCAAGCGTGCGCTGGAGGCTGCCACAGCTCCAAAGGATGTAAAGGCGGCTACTTCTGCCCTTGACAAGGCGGGGAGATACACCTCCGAAGAACAGAAGGCTATCCGCGACCTGCAGAGAGAGCAGGCTGCAATAGTATCCAAGAGCCAGCGGGAGTACGACAAGGCTATTGCCGACCAGTCACGCCTGCAACTCGCTAATATCACGAAGCGTGAGCGAGAAGAAGCACGCTTAGCTGGGAAGCTGGAGCAGAATGCCCGTGCGCTCGCCGCCACTGGTGACGCACTGAACAAGGCAAACCACAACAGACGCGAACTCCTCGCAGAAGCCCGCGCGAAGAATGAGGAAGCGCGCATCAAGCGCCTTGCCGATCTGCAGGCCTCTGCGGATAAGGCTCACTACAATATCGGAGGGAGAGCTACCAACCTCCCCTCGTCGTCTGCATCGGTTGCTGGTGTGCTGAACACCCAGCGAGCTATCAGTAATGCAGGTAACCTCTCGTTCCGTCCTGCAAGCGAGATTGTCGCAGAGCAAACCAAGGCGGCATCCGCCACGGTGTCTCTATGGGCGAGAGCCACGACAACGGTAAAGCTCGCCTGGGCTTCCACGCTGGCGACTATCCGTGGGCTTATGGCAACGATTGCACCAATGGCGATTATTGCTGGCATCACGGCTATCGTGACCGCTCTTGCAGACTGGTATCGTAAGCAGAAGGAGATTAACGGACTGCAGAACGAGTACCTCGCCAAGCAGAGGGAAATCAAGTCTACTCGAAGCGATGAGGAGGTACAGATTTCACGCCTGTTTAATCTATATCAGAGCTTAGATGGGAAGCTCGAGGAGCAGAAGACAGTACAGCACCAGTTAGAGAAGTCCCTGGGCTTGCAGGAGGGTTCTCTTGACCGAATTGCAGGGAAGTATGGTGACATACAGAAAATTATAGGGAAGATACTCAAGCTCAAGCAGCTCGACCGAGAAATTGACTTTTATAGCGACACCTCCAAAGAGGCGAGAAAGCCAATTCAGGACTTGTACTCTTCGTACCTCAAAAGCGGAGGGAAGTCAATATCGGCAGGTGAGATGCAAAATGTCACAAAGGCGCTTGCTAAAAGTGCGGATGTTGGCCACGAGAATGGATCTATGTTTGCGACTATCCACTTGAAGAATGCCTATATATCTTCAAATGGATCTGCACCGTCAAAGGGGGTTCTTGACTTCTTTGATTATATCCGAAAGTCGGGATTGACATATAGCGACCTTCACGGCGCAGAGCAGAGTGCAAAGGTGGTCCTTGACTCGGAAGGTAAGATCAAGGATCTACATGTCGAGCGCATCAAGATTGAGGGCGAAGCTCAAGGCGGGGTAAAGTCTATTGGCGGGAGCTTCGCTGGTGGAGGTGGCGTGTCAAGCTCCTCCGACGATGACTCAAAGAAGAGCAAGAAGAAGAGCGAACTGCAGCGCACAAGAGAAGCGGCCGCCAAGGAGCTCAACGAACTGCACAACCAGCGTGCAGCAGGCATTATCTCCGAAGAGGAGTATCGTCTTGCACTTGACAAGGTTGCCACTCAGTATAGGGAGAAGCTCGCATCACTCCTTGGTGAGAAGGTCCTCAACGACCAGCAGTACAACAGCCTAAAGACGCATCTGCTTGTAGAAAGGGAGGTAACTGAGGAGAAGGCGAGAAGTGCAGCGGAACTCAAACTGATCACAGCGCAGGTAAAATATGGTCTTGCTACGGAGGATGATCTGCGCAGAGCTAAGGCCGAGCGTGCTAAGGCCGAGCTGAACGCAACCATAAAGGCGCATGGTGAGCTTGATCTAAACAATGAGTATGTCAAGGCTAAGATGAGCGAGATAGACGCTGTCTCCGATATTGCAAGCCTACAACGCAACTACGCTGACGAAGCGAAGAAGCTGGAGAAAGCACGTGAGGAGGGCAGGCTCAAGGAGAACGAGTATGCAGAAGCTCTCGCTAAGCTCATATCATCTACACGTGAGCGAGCCAATCAGACTGCCACGACCACCGAGGGGCAGGAGAATCTCAAAAAGGAGCTGGGCGAAAAACTCTCAAGCGACCTCTCCTCTATCGCTAAGGCTGCCACTCCAGTCAAGGGTGTACGAGATACGAGCTACGACTACAAAAAGGACGAAGCTACGAAGCTGGGTGAGGAGAAGCAGCTTATGGAGGACTACGTTCGCCAGTTGCAGGAAGCTGAAAAGGCTGGTCTGGATGTTGCGGAGGCTCTCAAGCAGGCGCAGAAGGAGACCAAGACGCTCGATCAAGCTATCAAGGTGGCGACTATTCAGTCCGACTTGAAGAAGTACCGAGAGGCGGTCAAGGACCAGTCGTTTTCAGGCTTGAAGTCCGTGGCACAGAGTGCTCGCCACCTCAAGAGCGCATTCAGTGAGTTGCAAAAGGCGTTCGACCCAGATGTGCAGGCCTCTGCGTGGGAGCGCTTCTTTGCGGTGTTCGACTCTGCGACGCAGGGTATCGACACTATCCTCTCTCTTGTGAAGATGATAGAGGGGCTTACGCAGGCCAGACAAGTGGCGGCAGCAGCCGAGCAGGCTCTCACGGCACAGCAGGTTGCAGGTAGAACGCTTGTGACAACCACGGAGGCAACGTCTACCGCCACGGAGTTAGGGCTTACGACGGCACGTATAGCGGCCACGCAGGCCGAGACCTCTGCTGACACTGTTGGGGCGGCTGCTAAGGCTGCCAAGGCACACGCGGGCATCCCGTTTGTCGGTGTGGCTCTTGCTGCGGTTGCCGTTGGTGGTCTGATAGCCCTCATTTCATCTTCGGCAAAGAAGATACCGAAGTTCGCCAATGGTGGTATCGTGCCAGGCGGTGATGGCTCGGGCGACCGAGTCCTCGCTCGAGTCAATCCTGGCGAATTGATACTTAACAAGGCACAGCAGGGGCGACTCGCAAATCACTTGACCTCCGCAGCATCTATCCGAGTGGAGGTAGAGGGTAAGATCCGTGCAAAGGATATTCTGCAGCTAAGTAGTGTGGCTGCTCGACATAAAACACGATAACCAACCAAACCAAGAGACTATGTTTAAATTCTTTTCACCAGAGGAGGTGCAGGAAACGGCTGCGCTGATGGCGGTAGCCCTGCTGATCGTATTGGCCGCCGTGATCATCGACACGATCACGGGAATAATGCGAGCAAGGCGTAACAAGCAAGTGATCCAGTCAAGCATCGCGCGCCGTGTCTTCGGCAAGATCATCAGGTACTACCTCGTCATCGCAATGTTCTCCTTCATCGATATCCTGCTGTTCCTCGTGGACTTCGAGGTGCGCTTCTCGATCCCCGAGCTGCCATATATGACCGTCCTTGCGTCGATCGGAGCAGTCGCCACGGAGGGCTGGAGCGTTTGGGAAAACCTTCCCAAGCACGACACTACCTCGATTAAGAACAGCGCTAAACAGACGCAGGAGCTGGCAAAGGAGCTGGCAAAGGCGCTGAATGAAGTCCGTAACCTCGCAAAAGTAGAATAGAGTATGAGCAAGTATTTCACCCTCGAGGAGATGACGCAAAGCGGTACGGCTCTCCGTCTCGGCATCTCCAATACCCCCAACGCCACGCAGAAGCGAGACCTCCTGCGCCTAATGGACTACCTCGACGGCATACGCGAGGAGTTCGGAGAGCCTATCAAGGTGACCTCGGGCTTCCGAAGCTGGAGAGTTAATAAGGACGTCGGAGGAGTAAAGAACAGCCAGCACTTAGCAGGTCAGGCCGCTGACATCGTGCCAGCGAAGAGCCCAGAGCGACTGCGGGAGCTGTTCGACATCATCCGCAAACGCGGAGGCTTCCAGCAGGTCATCTACGAACGCAAGGGTCAGAGCGTGTGGGTACACGTCGCAATCCCACCGCTCGGCGAAATGCCGAAGCAGGAAGCGATGACGACTAACGACGGCAAGAACTTCACCCGACTAAAGTAACTAACAGCAGGGCGGGCGGTGACGTGAGGCCACCGCCTACCCTGCTAACATACCAACAGCCTCACACAACATAATCAAACCTATATGAACGCATTTGGAAAGGACGCCTGCCAGAAGACAACGGCATCGCTCCCACTCGCGCAGCGAGGCAACGACACCCTCATCAGAGTAGCTCTTGTAGCCAGACCATCGGGTAAGGCTATCGATCCTACCACCCTCGAGGCGCTCCACGTGAGGGTCAAGAGCGAGCAGGGGACGCAGTGCGCAACGATCCCGTACACCATCTCCAACGGTGAGCTGGTGGTAGAGGTGACGGCAGACATCTCACGCCTTCTCGGGCTTGGCGTATATACGCTGATCGTCACAGGTCGCACGCCCGATAAGGACTACGCTGACGGCTATCACGACTATGAGATCGTCGCACCGCTCTGCAAGGTCGTGAAGAGCGCCACCGAAGCAACTACTGACAGCATCACCGCGCAGGCGCTTGTGGCTCTCCGAGGAGAGCGTGGTCTGTCCGCCTACGAGCTGGCGGTGCAGGATGGCTTCAAGGGGACGCTCCAGGAGTGGCTCGCGAGCTTAGTCCCCGTAGTGCCTACCCCTGCACCCGCACCTGCAGGCGACGTCGTCTCTCTCGAGGAGTTCAACAAGCTCAAGGACACCGTCCGCTCGCTGTCCGTACAGCAGATGCCCGAGGACAAATTGAAGGCTATCTTGTCGGTTATCAATAACATGTTCTTCTACGTCGGGGAGTACTGCTCGATCCTCGGCGAAGGTGGCGGTTCAGAAGAGCTTGGCGAGGATCGCCTCCAGCGATGGGTGAGAGCGATGACCTCCGATATCGTCACCCTCCTTGGTCTTGATGCAAATAGCGAGGACGACAAGGCTAAGGCCAAGTACCTCGTCCCAAGCTACGAGTCGGCTTCTATGGTGATGATGGCTATCAGTAGCACGGTCGAGTCCTACCTAAAGATGATCGAGGAGGAGAAGAAGAAGCAGGCCGAAGGCTCGCACTCTGAGGCTCAGTCCTAAACGAAAAGCGCCCTACCAATCGGTAGAGCGCATAGAGAGGCAGGGCTGGATAGGATTTATGATGACGAAATCTGAAAGCCAATCTCCAGCCCCAGCACTCTCTCCTACAAAGGTAGCAAGCTGTGGCTACCCGACAAAGCATTTACACAGATTTACGATGAAAACAAATAGACTGAGCGCGTGGGAGACGCTCCTTGTGGTCGTAGCCGTAGCACTTCTGGGCTACTTCCTCACCTCCTGCTCCCCGAGGGTGCGTGTTGTGCCTGTAGAGCGGACGAGGGTAGAGTGGCGAGACCGCTGGCGGTTGGATAGCGTGTATATCCACGATAGCATCTACCTCACGGAGCGTATGGCTGGCGATACCATCTACAAGGTCAAAGAGGTGTACCGCTGGCGTGACCGCTGGAGAGTAGATACCATCAATACTGGGCGAGTAGACAGCATCCGCGTCACCGAGGTGGTCGAAGTCCCAGCCAAGCTCACTGCGTGGCAGGCTATGCGCCTCAAAGCATTTGCGCCCCTGCTGGCTATTGCGCTCGCCCTCGGTGCGTGGGTATCTCGCAGGTTGTGGCTACCGCTACTGCGTGGTCTGATCTAACGTGTGATCATTTTCGTGACCTCACGAAAATGGTATGTGCCGTTTGGTGGTATCAAAAGTTTGCCTACCTTTGCAGTGTAGATGAGTGCACGCTTCTACATTGTCCACCCATTTGGGTGCTGAATTTGAACGAGCTTATGCTCTCAGATGTACGTGATTATTTGCGTAATCTCGCAACGTCTAACAAGGGCGGGGAGGTGTAAACTTCCTCGCCCTCTTCTTTGGAGTTCTGCATAAAAGCGTCCGTGAAAGCGTCCGCTATAAATAGAAGCCCCTCTGCAAATCACTGATTTACAGAGGGGCTTTTAATGTTATTGTACCCCCGAGCAG